GACGATGGCCATTGAGCGTCAGGAACAGCAGATACAGGAGCAGCACAAGGAACTGCAAGCCGCCGCCCCGAAAGTTTCCTACTACGACGAGACGCTGATGTCCATCAACACGCTGACGATGACGCAGGCAGCCAACGCCATAGGGTTGAGTGTCTATGCGCTGACCGACAGACTGCAGAAAGCGGGTATCATCTACCGCCAGAGCGGACAGATAATGCTCCGTGTGCCGTTCTGTCAATGGGGGCTGCACAAGACGCGCACCAACACCTACACACGCTCCAACGGCGAGATTGGCACCAGTATCTACATGGTGTGGACACAGAAAGGCTTGCGTTTCATCAACGAACTGCAAGTCCATAACTTCAACGCTACGGAAACGGTGGCAGCCCTCCGCAAAGCCAAGGCGGAAGCCCCTGTAGCCATAGCCGAGTAGCCACAGAAAGCGTCGGAAACTTTTTTTTGCAATCGCCTCTCTCACAAAGGGAGGTGGTTGTTTTTATGCAATTATCTCGATAAGCACAAAGAGAAAAGAAACAGGACAATGAACAACAAAGGCATAGAAATAGTGGATATAGGGTTGCACGACCTTGTCCCCAACGAGGGACAGATAGAGGGAGTGCCCGCCAATCCCCGTGATATTAAGCGGACTGCTTTCGACAAACTGAAAAAGTCTGTCGAGGACGACCCGGAGTTGCTTTCGATGAAGCCCTTGTTGGTCTATCCGCTTGCGGACAAATATGTGGTGATAGGAGGGAATATGCGCCTGAAAGCGTGCAAGCAGTTGAAACATACCACTATACCTGCCATCATCCTGCCGGAGCAGACCACGGCAGACAAACTGCGTCGTTACACTCTCAAAGACAACTCTTCGTATGGCGATTGGAACTTTGATATGTTGTCATCCGAGTGGGGAGAAATGGAAGTGGCAGACGCCAACATTATTCCGACGGAATGGGCTGCAATGCCGGAAGAAGGACTGCAAAAGGATATACACGAAAGCGACCAAGACGAAATGATGAGCGTGCCGGATGTAATCTATCCGTCCGACAATGTCTACGAGATACCCTGTATGCGGTTAGACAAACAGCCCGAATCGGGACTACTGATGCCGTTCCAAGCGTGGGGAGTGAACACGCGGCAGAAGAAAGTCATCGGAACCTACCATTTCTATGTGGACGATTACCGATTCGACGCAATATGGAAAGACCCTGCGAAAATCATTGCAAGCGGTTGCCAGTCTGTTGTAGAGCCGAACTTCTCGCTGTTTGACACCACCCCCGTTGCGTATGGGTTGTATCTCATCTACAAGAAGCGTTGGTTGTCCCGTTGGTTGCAAGAACAGGGAGTTACGATATGGGTGGATTTGAATGTATCGAAGAAGTTCTACGATTACAATCTTCTCGGCATTCCCGCAGGTTACAATGCTTTCTGTACAAGAGGCTATGCAGACAGAGTAGCGGATTTGTCGGCAGAAATAGCCATTGCACGCCGGATTAGCGGCAAGGACAAACCGAATATGATTGTTTACGGAGGAGGGCATGAGGTGCAGCGTATCTGCGAGGAAAACGGGTTGACCTATTGTGAGCAGTATATGGCACAAGTCAAAGCGGCAAAAGACGATGAGTAAAGCATCGGGAGGTGTACGAAATGTTTCGAGCGGCAGTGTCGCCTACGACAACCGCCTGAAAGAGGTAACAGCCATGCGATTGAGCGGAGCCTATTCGTCTGTCGAGATGGCACCGGGTGGAACGGGATGGGTGGCGGTAGAGAAAAGCCCCAGACGGCATAGCAACGAAGAGACAGAAGCAGCGCAGATTTTGGCACGCAAAGGGTATAAGGTAACGCTGACTGACGAAGCCGGACAAATACGAGTGGAAGATGGTCGGCTGTTCCGAGCCTCATTCGAGCAACGGACACCGACCAAAGGAGGAGCGAGAGTAGTAGTGAAAGCCTTAGAACACGCCAAGTACAAACCGGGCATTCAAGTGGCGGTTATTTATGACCGGAATGGTCTATTCCGCCGCAGAGATATAGAAACAGGGATAAGAGAGTATGAGCGTTTTAACAAATACCGCTTTGAGCGGATTATCGTAATCGGGAAAAGCGGACGAGTACATGTGCACAAGCATGGTACATAAAAAAAACGCATACGCGGCAGTTCGAGTATGCACCGGGGTAGCAGAGGAACACACCTCCTGATCAAGCGGGTGGTACCCCTCTCCAGACCCGCGCATCCTGCGACTGCAAAGGTACGGCAAATTTTTGAAACCACAAAATAAAAAACGATGTACAACAAAAAAAAGATATACGAACAGGCTTTACAGGACGCCGAGAAGTACCATTTCTTCTTCGTTGACGACTTGGTTGCATGGCTCGGCATATCCCGTACAACATTCTACAATTTCTTTCCGCCCGATTCGGACAAACTGAACAATATAAAACAGAAACTCGAGAAAAACAAACTCACGACCAAGCACGAGATACGCAAGCGGTGGCGCGAATCCGACAACCCCAGCGAGCAGATTGCATTGTACAAACTTATCGCCACGCCGGAAGAACGGAAAAAGTTGTCGTCCAACTATGTAGAACTCACCGGCAACGATGGCAAAGCCATAGAAATATCCGCCCGCAAGGGTATGTCTATCCAAGAGGCGCAAACATTCCTACACGAACTCGAACAGCAGATATGACCCGCACGGACATCATACGCAGCAAGTGCATAGCGGACACCCTATGGGCGACCCGCTATTTCTTCTATGCGGAGAACGCCCGCCGTTTCAATGTCGGCGAGCATCACAAGCGTATTGCCGCTGCGCTCGACCGTGTCTTTTCGGGCGAATGCACCCGCCTTATCATCAACTGCCCGCCGCGTTATTCCAAGACGGAGATGCTCAAGGCGTTTGTCAAGAAAGGTCTTGCTATCAACCCCGCCAGCAAGTACATCATGCTCTCCTATTCCGCCAACCTTGCCCTCGACAACTCCGAGCGTATCAAGGACGCGGTGGCGTCGGAGTGGTATCAGGAACTCTTCCCGTGGGTGCATATCAAGTGCGACAGTCACGCCAAGCAGAAATGGTACACCACCGATGGCGGCGGGGTGTATGCCACCTCCTCCGACGGGCAGGTCACGGGTTTTGGTGCAGGTTTGGTGCGTGAGGAGAACCCCGACGACCTTATGCCCACCCCTCAACCCTCAACAGAAGACCAGCCCTCAACACTCAACACTCTACAGGGCGCAGCCCGCTCCACCAACCCATGGGGCGGTGCAATTATCATCGACGACCCGCTCAAGCCGCTCGATGCATCCTCGCCCGTGCGCAGGCAGAAAGTGAATGACCAGTTCGAGAACACTATCCGCAGCCGTGTCAACGACCGCTCCACGCCGATTATCATCATCATGCAGCGGCTGCACAAGCAAGACCTCTGCGGCTATCTGCTCGACCTCGAACCCACCGAATGGGAGGTGCTGTCCCTCCCCGCCCTCTCAGTCGATAGCGAGGGGCGCGAGACGGCACTCTACCCATTCAAACATACCGTCGAGGAACTGCACAAGATAAAAGCCGCCAACCGCTTCACTTTCGAGACGCAGTACCAGCAGAACCCGCAGGCAATCAACGAACGCCTGTGGCTCTTTGCGTTCGACCGAACCAAGCACACGGGGCATATCGCCTACGACCCCGCCGCCCCGCTCGTTCTCTCGTTCGATTTCAACCGCAACCCGATGACCTGCACGCTCTTTCAGCATATCAACGGGCAGGCACGAGGTATCGACTGCATACGCCTCGAGAACGCCACCACGCGCATGGTCTGCGAGGAGATCGACCGCCGCTATGGGCAGTACCATCCCTTCTACCTCGTCACGGGCGACTGCGCAGGGCGCAATGCCACCACGCTCTCGCTGCTCAACAACTACGATGTAGTCAAGGCGTACTTTGGTCTTTCCCGCTCGCAGATGCAGTACAGCGGCGCGAACCCACGCCTCGCCGACAGCCGCTACTTTATCAACTCGTTGTTCGAGCAGTACGATATCGTCTTCGACGCCGAGCGTTGCCAACCTGCTATCTTCGATTTCGAGAATGTCCTCTCCGACGACGAGAACCGTCCCGTCAAGACAACGCGCGACAACATCGCCCAACAAGCCGACTTTCTCGACAATGTGCGCTACTATTTCCACCGCTACTACAAGGAACTGCAGCCCACCTACCTTTGCCACCCAATTACCCAAAAAACAACATACTCACAACGGAACCTGCAGCCAATCCCCGAAAACCCTCTTCCCCCACACCCGTTTTTGCTATAGGAACACTATAGGAACACTATAGGAACTCCATATAAAATTCTAAACCAAACGCACCCTTCTAAACTGTTCCTAAACTCGAAGCCCATCCAACTTCTATCAACTTCCCACCACCGGCACCATAACTCATAAGAAATGCAACTCAAAGACCTGTTTTTGAAAATCCCGCGTACCACGATTGTCACACTTACCAAGTATCGTATTTTGCCGCAGAATATACTTGTTTGGTACGACATCGTGCAGTTTTTCGACAGCATCGACACCTCGCCCGAAGCGCAACGGCGAAGACTTTCCAAATGGCAAAAACCCCTTTCGCAAATGGAAAAATACATCATCACGGGCAAAAAATACAATTTAAGCGACGAGCAAACCCGCAAAATCATCAGCCGAATGAATCGGTATATCTGATGCACAAAATAGATGTCTTCAACCTATTTTGAAGCAGTTATTTGCGTATATGCCGATTTCTCCGTAACTTTGTGCGGTAATTTGGAAAAAAATGTAACCTTATGGATTTATTCACTCCTGCAACCAACATTGACAACGAAAAAGCCATTCGTGCCGTTGTCGCTTCGTATGTAGAGGCTTATGCTTCCGGATTTAGTGACCGACACTTGTCCGAGGTTGATGACGAAGATGGCACTATTAATATGAAAATACACAATGTTTTCATTGCTGCCTTAGGTGCTGATATTCAGTATTATTCTGCGCTTGCTCGGTCGCTTGACAGCAGCCTTGGCAATATGCTTGAGAAAATGGCAATACAAATTGCCAAACTGCATTACGAAGTCAGCCAACATGTTGAGGGGAATATCTATCAAGAGCAAACAGACTATATTGCCGAACTTTTGGAACGATACAAGAATACCAAAGGGGCACAACATATCAAGCCGCAAGTGGCGGACTATTTAGGCATTATCAACCGAAAAACGGCTCATTCCGGACACAGCAAACGCCACGAAAGCGACTACTATCTGAAAGACCCCGAAACAGGTATGCACTATCTGATAGAACTCAAAATCGGGGGCGACCTTGACAACAAAAAGGCTCGTTCCGAAAAGGAGGCATTGCTTGAGCAGTATTGTATTTTGGCTAACTCGCTCGGCTCGGAGGATAATATAAAGATTTGTTTTGCAACCGCCTACAATCGCTATGGAGAGGGCAAACCTTGGACACAAGGACGCGTGCTGCAATTCTTTGCCAAAGACGAATTGCTTATCAGCAGCGCATTTTGGAATATGGTATGCAAGTCCGGTCGAGGATACGAAATAGTGCTTGACGAATACAAAAAGAATGCCCATCTCATCATCGAAGCATTAGCCAAAATCAAAAAAGCATACCTGCCTAATGCCGAATAAGCAGAACCCATATCGCATTGCACAAGGCGACAGCCACGAACTAATCAAGAAAATACCCGACCATAGCGTTGATTTTATCCTGACCGACCCGCCCTACAACCTTGCGCAGCACTCTACCGGAAATATACCTCTCCCCGGACGCACTGCACTGAATAATGACCTTGCGCCATGGGATTTGATTGAGTTTAAGCCCGAAGAGTGGATAAACGATTTCTTGCGTATCTTAAAACCCAATGGAAATTTATTTATATTCACATCTTACAATCAAATCGGCAAGTGGTATGACCTGTTAGACCATAAATTTGACGCTACCAATTTTATGGTGTGGCACAAGACCAACCCTGCACCAAAAGTTTTCAAAGCGGGTTTTCTCAATAGTTGCGAGTTGGTTTACACTTGTTGGAACAAAGGGCATACATGGAACTTTATCAGCCAAGCCGAAATGCACAATTTCGTGGAGAGTAGCATTTGTATGCGACCCGAAAGACTGCAAGACCCAAAGCACCCCGCACAAAAACCGGTAGCCGTACTCAAAAAACTGATAACCATAGCAAGCAACGAAAACGATGTTATTTTCGACCCTTTTATGGGAGTAGGCTCAACGGGGGTTGCTGCCCTCGAATTGGGACGCAAATTTATAGGCTTTGAAATAGCCCCCGAATACTACCAAGCAGCAGAGAAACGAATAAAAAATGCAACTATGCAACAAACTCTTTTTGCAGAAGAAGAAATACAAACGCAAGCACCAAAAGCAGGACAAGCCCTCAAGCCCATTATTAAATGGCCCGGGGGCAAAGAAAAAGAACTGCCACACATCAAACTGCACGCACCGCAATGGTTTGACAACTATTACGAGCCCTTTGTCGGAGGTGGTTCTGTCTTTACTGCTTTTAACGCCAAACACCTGTATATCAACGATAAGTCCGACGAACTTATATCGCTCTATCGCTATATCGCAACACAAGACAAGCATTTTTTCTCATGGCTTAATCTCATAATGCAAGCATGGCAAAATACGCTTGATTATGTCGCAGACCACAAAGAATTTTGTGACTTATACAAGCAGTATCGGCAAAATGAATTGGACGACTTGTCCGTCAAAGGTCGATTGCACCTGTTTGTAAAAAACGAGGCGCAAAACATCGAATCGCTTTTGCCACTGTCGTTTGATTGGCAACGAGATACTTTGTACAAGGAAATCGACAAATGCCTTGCGCACAAAGTCTTGCGTATGAAAAAAATCGAGCAAGAACGACACGAAATGCCCGAACAAGATATTTTTGACAATATCGAAACCGCTTTTACCTCTGCCGTCTATACATATTTGCGTGCGTTATACAACGACAAACAACTCTGCAAAGCAAATAACAGTCTTGCAACGGCTCTCTTTGTATTCTTACGTAATTATGCATATAGCGGCATGTTCCGATATAACGACAAAGGCGAGTTTAATGTACCTTATGGCGGCATAAGTTACAACCACAAGTTGATGCACACAAAAGTCGATTATTACCAATCGCCCGAACTTTTAGCACATTTTGCCAAGACCACGATAGAAAACCTCGACTTTTTGGATTTCTTACACAAGCACCAACCCACCGAACGCGATTTTGTATTCCTTGACCCTCCGTATGATTCCGAGTTTAGCACCTATGCACAAAACGAGTTCTCACAAGCCGACCAAAAACGCCTTGCCGACTATCTTTGTGAGGAGTGCAAAGCCAAGTGGCAAGTAGTCATCAAATACACACCGTTTATTTACGACCTCTACAACCGAAAAGGGATTTATATACAAAAGTTTGACAAAAAGTATTTGGTATCATTTATGAACCGAAACGACAAAGATGTCGAACACCTAATCATTACCAACTACAAAGATAGATTTGATTAGTCCCCATTTCCCGCTAACCTATTCCAAGCGACACCCCGAAAAGGTGTCGCTTTTATTATATCCTATCCTGTTCTAACAGACTAATCCGGCATTTTGGTCTTCTCCACGCCCAACAACATATAGTAAAACCATACTACCTTTGCACCGTCTTTCGAAAGATAGGCGGTGCTTTCTTTTAATTAGGTGTTATGAAGAAGTTGAGCGGTCTTGAGTTAAACTGCTAAACCCTATAAACCATTTGAACTTCTCCTAAACTAATAAACTCCTAAACAAAGAACCGCAATTACAAATTAAACATTAACCATTAAAAGTTAGAAGAAATGTCAAAAATCAAACTCGAAGTCCCCTTCCAATCCTTTCGGGGCAAGGTCTGCAAGCATTCGCAGATTATTTTCAAGCAGATGTATGGCACTCGCTTTACCTCTCAAATTTGCAACCCCTATACAGGTGAGCCTTCTGCTGCCCAGACTGCGCAACAGACCAAAGTCAAAACTGCGGCTGCTGCCATCAAAGCACTAACCACCGAAGAGCGTGCCACCTACCTCGCGCAATTCAAAGAGCAGAAGAAATACCGCTCATTCCCGGGCTACCTGATGGCGCAAGAACTCGCCAAACTCTGATTACAAATTAACCATTAACCCCTTTTCCCCTCTTGCAGCATAGAGGGACTGCGGCGCAAACCGGAACGAAGTGTAGGTTTGTGACGCAGAGAGCGGGCAGCATCGGTCGCATTGTTGAGCAAAGCGAAACCCGTTGCGACCCGATTGCTGAACGCGAATGGCAAAAGTCACTTATCTCGACCCGATAGACCATCTCTCGGGCAAAATCGCAAAGGCGTACCGCACCTGCTACATGCACCGTACGGCAGCCACATCCAATACCGCTAATCCCAATTTCACGCATGTACGCAGTGCGCGAACCACGCCGCCTTCGAGCAACGAGGTGGCAGTTCGTCAGAAGTTCGCCACTACCGCCAAGGCAGTCCGTCAGCGTATGCAGGACGCAAGTAAGGTCACGGCAGACACGCTCGCATTCCGTGCGCAAACGCAGTACAGAACCCTCTACCAGTACCTGTGGGCGCAAGAGTACAATGCGTAATATACAATGTGTAATTTTTAATGTGTAATGAGTAATGTGTAATTGCGTGGGCAGAACCTGCATGTTACTTGTTAATTGTTACTTGTTAATTGTTACTTGTTAATTATTTAATGTGTAATTGCGTGGGCTGCTACCCTGCATGTTACTTGTTAATTGTTAATTGTTACTTGTTACCTGTACAATGCGCAATTAAACGAACGAAGCGCACACCCCCTTAAAAAGACATCCCTATCTGTTCTACAACACGCCGATTATCGTAGGGAGGGGGTAGCGCTTCGTTTTTCTATTCAAAATCCGCACCAACAACGATACAGTCTACGAGAGCCGCCTCGCAGGCATGGTGCCTGACCTCGACGAAGCCGCACGCGAGTACTCCGACCTGCAAGCCGAGATTATTCAGCACATCCACTCCGAGAAATATGCCTACACCAACACCGAGTGCCCACACTGCAAGGGTACGGGTATAGAGAAAGACCAAGACGGCAAACCGACCACCTGCCCTCACTGCAACGGCTCGGGACATGTGCTCAACACATCGCCCTACGGCATTCATCTTATCGACGCAGCGCGTGCAGGCGAACTCCAAGTACCCGCGCCGCCTATCGGATACATTCAGAAAGACACCGCCATCGCCACGCTCCAAGACCAGCGGGTGCGCAACCATATCAAAGACGCGCTTGCAGCGGTCAATATGGAGTTTTTGGCAGAAACACCCATCGACCAATCAGGCGTAGCCAAGGCTTATGACGCCAACGAATTGAATAACTTTGTCAACTCCGTTGCCGAAGACCTCGTGCGCAATATCGACCTCGTCTACTATTTCATCTGCGAGTATCGCTATCGCACCATCGTGCCGAATGCCGACACCCGCCGTGCCATGCTGCCCGCTATCAACGTGCCTACCAAGTTCGACATCGCCAACACCACCATTCTCATGCAGGAACTGCAAGGCGCACGCCAAGCGGAAGCCAACCCCGAAACGCTGCGGGTGCTTGAGACTAACTACGCCAAGATGCAGTTCAATACCTCGCCCGATGTTGCCAAACGCCTCGAGACAGTCTTCGACCTCGACCCGCTCTTCGGTATCAAGGAGGAGAACAAGATGACTATGCTCCAGAATGGCGGCATCACCGAGACCGCCTATATCATCTCCTGCAATATCCACGCCTTTGTGCGCCGTGCCGTGTTCGAGGACAAGGAGTTCTACACCAAGGACTACAAAGAGAAACTCAATGTGCTGGAGAAATATGCCGACGAGGTGCGCTCGGAGGCAGAAACCAAAGCCACCGAAAAAGCCCAACAGCAAGCCGATTTCGGTGGGCTCGACCAACAACCCGCCGACAACAAGAAAGCCCCGCAGAGCCAAGAAAAAGAGCCTACTGCCGAAGAGAACACGGAGAACGGGGACACCCGAGACGCAGAAGACGAAGACAACCAGCGTAGCGACAACAACGACAAGCAGAAATGACCGAACTCCAATCCGTCATAGACACCCTCGACAATGCCGCTGATTCGTTCGACGGCATTGCTACTAAGGAGCAGAAGAAGATATACGACGAGGTCATCACCCTCGCCAAAGACCTCGACCTCGACGCGCAGGGCAAGGTCAAACAATCCGTTGCCAACCTCAAGCGGCTCACCGAGATAAAAGCCCGCCTCGCTGCCCTCTCCAAAGACAAAGAGTGGGTGGCGGGTATCAGCGGCTTTGCCAAGTATTTCGGAGTTCTCCAGCAGCAGCAGAACGCCTACTTCTCCGACCACTTTCCCTCGCTCACACTCTCTAAGGCAGCCAAAGAGAAGCACGCCCTGATGAAGCAACTCGCCGTTCAGAACACCATGGAGGCACTGATGGGCAGTGGGCTGAAAGCCAATGTGACGGACAAACTCAACGATATTCTCCTGCGTGCCGTTACCACCAATGCACGCTTTGCCGACCTGCAAGAAGAGTTGCGCACGCACCTGCTCGGCAAAGACGGCGGGCAGGGCGCATTCAGTCGCTATGCCACCACCTACGCCACCACGGCACTCTCGCAGTTCACGGGGCAGAACAACAAACTCCTCACCGATGACCTCGGCTGCGAGTGGTTCATGTACACGGGCAGCAACAAGGAGACAAGCCGTGAGTTTTGCATACAACTCACCGCAAAAAAGTTCATACACCGCTCGGAGATACCCACTATCCTCACGGGGCGAATCGACGACTACCAGTGCGCCATCTACCCCAAGACGGGACTGCCGTATGGTATGATTGAGGCGACAATTTCCAGTGCAACTGCGGTGGTTGGAACTGCCGCCACCAACTCGTCCCCATCGCCGACGCCCTTGTCCCTGCCTCCCTCCGCGCCAAATTCGCCAAAGACAAACCGCAGAAACAAGAAACACCTACGCCCAACGAGAATACCAAGCAGCCAATAGACTTGACGCCCTACCAAGAGCAAATATCCGCCATAGAGCAGTATATCGCCGACCACCCTAAGTCCGCCAAGATAAAGGGATATTTTGCAGACATAAATGGTGCTGCTGATAGCGGCGACGAGACACAACTGAAAGCCTTGTTGCAGGCTGCCAAGAAAGATATTGCCAAGTTCAATGCCGCCAAGAAAGCCATAGAAAAGAAAAAGTCAGCGGCACAACAACAAACTGCATCAACGCCAGCACCAGCACCATCTGTAAAAATAAAAACCACCTACAATACTCTGCAGGAGGTAAGAGATACCATAAGCGAGGTCAATAAGACAAGCGGATGGTTTAATCCACAAGTAGGAGTTGGAGATTTGGTACTAACAACACAAAAAGGTATCAACGGCAGTACAAACCGTTTTACTGGCGAAATTCGTTTAACTCCTGAACGAGGAAAATTCATAAAGAGTGCGATGAGCAAAATTGGTAATGGAGTATACAATACGATTACAGAAGAGGAAGCGGACGCCATGGCTACCTACTGGCATGAAATCACGCACAACAGAAACCACACTAACTCGCTCACAGGATTAACAGATGCAGAGCGCAAGAAGAACACCCCATACATGGAGTGCGCCAATGAATACATAGCCAGAGAAACCATGGAAGAGTTTTGGGCTAATAGACATTTCTTGTACCTAAATCAGAGCGATAGGGGTAGTAATAGACATTTCTTGTACCTGAAACACC